GACTCTATTTCAGAGCCGTCACTCATTTCAAATATTAGACTGAAGTCTTTTGTCTTTGCGTCTTGGTCTACTTTAACGTCCGTTATTACAGGAGCATCTTTCCCGTCTTCTCCGTCCATTCCTCTTGGGCCAGTAAGACCTTGGATTCCAGGAAGTCCCATCGGTCCTATAGGACCAATTTTACCTTGAGGTCCAATCTGTCCAACGTCCCCTTGGATACCTTTTTCACCTTGAATACCTTGCTTTCCTCTTTGACCTCTTGAGCCTTTAAGGGAGTGTTTTTCGTCATCGGTAAGGTCAGAGAATTTTAATTTTAAAGATGATTTATTTTCTTCAGTTAGGTCATTAAATTTAAGTTTAAGGTCGGGTGCTAAAGCCATTACAGAATCGGCTACTGCCGACTCGATAGTTTCCTTTGCTTCCTCTATATCGAAATCTTTACCCGGCTTACCTCTTTGTCCTCTTGGACCTCTTAAGGTATCTTTTTCCTCTTCAGTTAAATCTTTGAAAGTTAGTTTAAGAGAAGGGGCTATTTCAGAAATATAGATACTGATTATTTCGCTAACTTGAACTCTATAAGATTCTAGGTCAAAGTCTTTCCCGTCCCTCCCGTCTTTCCCGTCTTTCCCGTCTATTCCGTTTTGACCTGGTTCCCCTTTTAAGGAACTAATTTGCTCTTCCGTTAACTCAATTTCGGGAATGTTCTCAATTACAAATTTCTTAATTGCTTCTTCGTGATCTAGAAGATTAAAGTCGTTTCCGTCTTTACCGGGGTCCCCTTTAAGAGAAGCCCTTTCTTCTTCGGTAATTTTTATTTGAGGAATATTCTCAATTACGAATTTCTTAATAGATTCTTCGTGATCTAAAAGATTAAAGTCGTTTCCGTCTTTACCCTTTAAACCCCTTGGACCTTTTTCGCCTTGAGGGATAACTAATTTTGAAACTGCCTCATCAACCAACGAGTCGATTAAGGCAATCAATACTTTACTTTCCACTTTCACCTACTACGCATATAGCGAGTTTAGTTTTGTGAGATACGTTTAGTAAGATAAGCCGCTACCGCTTGATCTACTGGACTAGGGTTACTTTCTTGGGCAGGAGGACTCTGAGAAGAATCCTTATTAACCTGAGAATCAATAACTTCGTCCATTCTATCTTCGGGTGTAAAATTATTTGTGGCAATAAAAAATCTATCCCCGCCTTCGTAAGGGGCTAATCCTTCTTTCTCTCTAATTTCATTAGGAGTCATTGCCCCTATCTGCATCATATTCTTAAAATAGGTAGAACGAGTTACAGCGTCCCCTCTGAATACAGCATAAAGGTCTAACTCAGTACGCTTGCCGGCATTTCTGCCTCCGAGAAGTTTCATGTCAGCTTCAGATTCCAGGTTTCTTGCCCAGGCATCTAAAGTATCAGTAGCTACCTCTAGGTTAGCGTGTTCGATATTGTTGAACTTAGCTGAATCAGAATCAAAAAGTTTTGTAGGAGGAAGTCCAAGAAATCTAGCTATCTCCACAACTCCAAACTTACGAGACTCAAGGAATTGTAAAACGTCAGGAGAGTGAGACATTGGAGAGTAAGTTACTCCCTCTTCAAGAATAGCCGTTGAACCGGTTTTCCTCCCGCCTTGTTGTTCTTTCCAAGATTGTGCCAAACGGCTATAGGCCGCATCGGACATTTTACCCGGGTGAGAAATAATACCAGAAGGCATACCGCCATTAGAGAATAAAGCGTTAGCGAATTTATCTGCCCCTAGTGAAATTCCTAGAGATTGCATGGCGTAAGGAATAACTCCTAAGCCTTGAATAGAGTCTTTAGTATGATGATTACGGACAACAAAAATATCTTTAGGTTGAAGGTAAACAAAGTCTTGCCCTACGTTACCATTAGAAATTTGATACACGAGCTTTCCTGCGTCAGTACGAACGGCGGTAACTCGATTAGGGTTAATAGGCCAAAGAGCTTTGATTCTTCCGTCAAAAGTTCTTTCAATCTCAGCATAGCCGTTACCTTGGATAAGGGCACATTGGATTAAGAAAGTCTTAAGATGATAAGAAGTCATTTCTTCATTAGGAGAGACATTGAGAATATAACTTACATCATTATCTAAAATTTGATTGTCTTTATCTTTTACTTCCCAAGGGAGTTTTGCAATTTGAGTAGAGATATAAATTACTCCACGATAAAAAGCAGATACCTCCATAGCAGAGTCAGCGTTAACTACTGTACCGCCGGAAAAACCTATAGGTCGTCTAGGAAGAGCAGGAGCATCTTGAGATACCTTGTTCCTAAAAAAGTTAAAAAATTTCATGCTTCAACCTTACTTAGAAGATTTAATTTCCTTCTTATTCTCTTTCTTAAAAGGCTTCTTGACAACTTCTACTTGCTCCTGGACTTGAGCTTCAGCTTTTACTTCAAGATTTATAGATTCGTCAGCTACTATTTCTGCCCCTCTTTTAATCCAACGTGTCGCAGAGCCTTTCTCGTCAGAAATATCATATACTTGTCCTGCTTTAAAAATAACTTCCCCGCTAACAATTCCGTCCGTTTTAAATAGTAGTTTTGGCATATTGAGCTCCTATAAAAAAGGGCCATTGCTGGCCCTTAGGGAAAGGTCCCCGAAGGGACCCTTCTTTAATAAATCAAAAATTAAGCTCTGTCTGCAAGAGTTACGAAAGCAGACATTGTATGACCGCCGAACTGAGTTGAGACTGGAGTAGAGAAAGGGATTTTCCCGTCAACTCTCATTGTGAACTTGAACGATTGAACGTCATAGTCAAATTTGAGGTGAGAAGAAACCGCTTGCTTCATACCGCCTGCTTTAACGATTGAGTAGTAGTAGCTAAGGTCAGCGAAGATAATATCTCCGGCTTCGCCTAGAGCAGGAAGGCTTCCTAGCATAGGAATTACTGGACGGCCAAGAAGTAAAGCGTAAGGGGCTTGGTTCAATTGAGAACCTGCCGCAAGATAGATGAAGTTTCCTGCATCGTCTTTCATAGTTCTAAGTTGTTCTTCGCAACCTGCGTTTACATACCATACAGCTTGGCCACGAGAAGCAGGGAGCATACGGCTGTACATTTTAATTACGTTACGAGCAACAATTGTATCTGCATCTTGGCCCGCTTCTTTAGCTACTTCAATTTTGAAAGAAGAGCCAAGGATACCAGAAGGTTTACCGATTCCGTTACCAGAAATGATAGCTTCGTTGATCTTGTGCATAATTGCACCTGGAACCATTCCACGCATATAAGACTCAAGAGCTACTGCATCGGCAGAAAGTTCTTCAGTAATATGAACAAGAGCGGCAATCTTATTAAGCTTGAAAGTAGCTTCTGAAAGAGTATTAGGAGTAGAAGCTGAAATTTGAGCGTTCTCTCCAACCCAGTTAGCAGAAACGCCGCCGTTCCAAGGTTGAGACTCATCTTTTGGAAGAGTGAGGTTGTTAGAGCTAACTACGAATTGCTTAGTTTTAGCAAGTAGAGACTCGTCAGACTCAAGACGCTTAGTCACGTCAGTCATAAACTCGTCCGGGACAAGGAATCCGCCTTCAGCGTCAACTCCAGTAGACATTGTGTTAACGAAACGCTTATCGATTTCTCCGCCTGCGGCTTTCTTAACTGCACCGAGGAACTCGCCGAAGCCTTTGAAGCCGTTATTTTTAGGAGCAGAAACTTCTACACGAGTTGTAGCTTCCGGAGAAGTCTTACGAACTGAAGTAGAAGCGGCGGCTGTCATAGCGGCTACTTTTTCTTTAGCTTCGATGTTCTTTTTAAGACCTTCAAACTCTTCGTTAAGGCCGTTGATTGCTTCAACGTCTTCGTTTGTGAAATCTTCAACTGCTGAATATTCAGCAAGTTTACCGATGATTTCATTGAGGCGTGCTTTCATTTGTTCTAAGTTCATTTTCCTTCTCCTGTGCGAAGTTTCTATTGTTAAAGTAAGCTACGCACCGGGGCGAGCTTCAACTTGTATTACTTTTTTAAAAACTCTTTTGCCTTATTATTAAACTCTCTGAGCTTTTCTCTGACAAGCTCATTTTGTGTTTGAATCTTTGGCTTATTCTTTAGCCAGTTACAAGACTCCATAGCAGAAGCGGCGAGTCGCAGGGTTTCCTCTGCCTTGAACTTGGAATCTGCTAAACCCATATTCATAGCTTCTTCAGAGGTGTACCAAGTTTCTTCTGCTAGGGCCTTAGAAATATCAAGACGACTTTGACCGGTCTTAGCAGCATAAATCGAAATCATCTGTTCTTCAACTTTATCAAGAATAGAGATCATTCTCTCCATATCATTAGAGTTCCCCATTACTCCTACCATTGGCTTATGAATCATAACCATAGAGCCATCGCCTACAATAATTTCATCGGCGGCCATAATAATGATAGAAGCTATAGAAGCGGCGAGTCCGTCAACGTAGGCAATTATTTTTCTTCCGTTTTTCTTTTCTGATTTAAGTTTTTCATAAATGCTCATTCCGTCAAATACTGACCCGCCTGGAGAGTTAACTCTAAGTTGGATTTCTTTAACTGAGCTAGGAAGTTTCTTAATTTCTTCAGCGAATTGTTTTGCAGAGATAGAGTCCTCGAAGAAAGATTCTCCAATTGCTCCATATAGTAAAATCTCAGCTACCTTGTCCCCCTTATTTTCAATAGAGAACTTGGGCTTAGATTCTTTAAGATTGATTAACTTAGGCATAAGGCCTCCTAGACTATTACATTATTCTAGTATTTTAGCTTCTTCAAGTCCTCTTGTAGTCTTTTAATGCACTTCTCAA